TTCTAAATACACATAGTATTCTTTCCATTCTTCTTTTATTTCTTTTTTCATTTTAATTCCTCACATTAATTTTTTTCCTTTTATTTCATTTATTTCTTCTCTTATATTATTCATATTACCACCGTTACTATTGTTATGATTGTAATTATATTAATTCAGAAGCAGAAAAAATACTAAATATAAATGATGCTATCGTTGGTGAAACTACCGATGTAAGTGATGGTCTTGTTAAAGATAGTATAAGAAAAAGTAAAACAGGATTCATAGAATCTTGGAATAGTGAACACTTACAATTATGGAATTATGTTTCATCAAGGTTGTGGAATTATATTAATTCAGCTAATAGAACTAACTTTGCATTTGATGTGAGTTATTTAGATAGTGTTCAATATACTAAGTATGAATCAGGTGGAGATTATTATGATTGGCATATTGATACATTCATTGAAACTCCTAATGCTTTTCATAGGAAGCTAAGTATAACTGTTCAGCTTTCAGATGGTAGTGAATATGAGGGTGGTAATTTTGAATTAAATGATGGGACAGGTTCAGCATTACCACAAGATTCTTTAAGAAAGAAAGGAACTATTTTAATTTTCCCTTCGTTTTTATTACATAGAGTAACACCAGTAACAGCAGGCACTAGAAAAACTTTAGTAGCTTGGGTTGAAGGGAGGCATTTTAGATGATGTATAAATTTAATGAACATAAATTAGTAGAAGAACTACAAGACTATATTGATGATACTTATTCAGAACATTATGCGTCAGATAAATATCAGGCAACAGATGTAATTATAGATTCAGGACATGGAGCAGGTTTTTGCATGGGTAATATAATGAAGTATGCTAAAAGATATGGTAATAAAGATGGATATAATAGAAAAGATTTGATGAAGATATTACATTATGCTATAATAATGTTGCACATACATGACGCATCAACTAAATATTTAAGAACAGGAGAATGACAATGATGTTGGAAGATAAGATTGGAAAGAAACAATACTTAGGAATAGAAATAGATTATGATAAGGAAAACGAATTTGATAAATTCAGTTTAGATACATTAAAAGATAGATACTTCTGGAATGGTGAGACACATGCCCAAGAAGCATTCGCAAGAGCATCAGTTTTTGGTGCAACATATAAGGGGAAAACAGATTATGAAATGGCTCAAAGACTTTATCGCTACAGTTCCAACTGTTGGTTCATGTTTAGCACTCCTATACTTAGTAACGGAGGAACCACTCGTGGGCTTCCTATCAGTTGCTTCCTTAATTATGTTCCTGATAGTAGGGATGGTTTATCTTCTCACTATGACGAGAATATATGGTTGGCAAGTTCAGGTGGAGGTATTGGTGGATATTGGGGAGATGTTAGGAGTAATGGTATACCTACTACTCATGGTAGTCGTTCTACTGGTTCAATCCCCTTTATGCATGTTGTAGATTCACAAATGCTAGCCTTTAATCAAGGCACTACAAGACGAGGAAGTTATGCAGCATACTTAGATATATCTCACCCAGAGATTGAAGAGTTTATAAACATGCGTAAAGAATCTGGTGGAGATATAAATAGAAAATGTTTAAATCTACACAATGGAATTAACATAACTAATGCTTTTCTACAAGCTGTTGAGAACGATGAAGATTGGAGATTGATTGACCCTAAAACTAATAAGGCTGTTAAGATAATTAATGCTAGAGATTTATGGTGGCAGATAATAAATGCTAGAGCAGAAACAGGCGAGCCTTATATGATAAACATAGACACATGTAATGATGCTTTACCTAAAGAACAAAAAGATTTAGGATTAAAGATAAGACAAAGTAATTTATGTTCAGAGATAACTCTTGCTACCAATGAAGAAAGGACAGCAGTATGTTGTTTATCATCTGTTAATTTAGAATACTTTGATGATTGGTCCAAAGATACTCAGTTCATTGAAGATTTAATAACTATGCTTGACAATGTAATAGAACATTATATTGAGAATGCAGTAGACACATCACAGCTAGGAGGATATGGTGCGAATTTTAAAAGGTTTAAAAATTATATACGAGAAGGTAAAGAAGGTTATGCAAAATCTGCATACTCTGCTTATAGAGAAAGGTCGTTGGGCTTGGGAGCAATGGGATTCCATGCTTACTTACAGTCTAAGAATATATCGTTTGAAGGTTTATTTGCCACTAGCTTTAATCATAAAGCGTTTTCTCACATCAAAACAAATGCCGATGATGCTACTAGGAAACTTGCTGAACTACGGGGTGAATGTCCTGACCTACCTCGTAGGCACAAGCGTAATGCTCATCTCCTTGCTATTGCTCCTAATGCTAGTTCTGGGATTATTTGTAGTGGGACTTCCCCTAGCATTGAGCCTTATCGTGCTAATGCATATACACACAAAACTTTATCAGGTAGTTACCAAGTTAGAAACAAATACTTAGAAAAGATATTAAAGTCAAAAGGATTAAAGGTAAAAGAACTTGAAGACATTTGGAAAGACATATCAGCTAAAGAAGGTTCAGTTCAACATCTTGATATTCTTACTGACGAAGAGAAAGAAATATTTAAAACAGCTAATGAATTAAATCAGATATGGGTAGTTGAACACGCATATCAAAGACAAGAATATATATGTCAAGCACAGTCAGTTAATCTGTTCTTTACTTTACCTAAAGCAACAGAAGAACAATCTATACATGATGAATATATGCAGTATGTTAATGATGTTCATTGGTATGGTATGAATAAACTTAAGTCACTCTACTACTTTAGGTCTAACGCAGCTAGAAATGTAGAGAATGTAAATATTAAAGTTCCACGAATAAAGTTAGATGAAGTGGAATGTATTGCCTGTGAAGGCTAAGGAAAAATTATGAACGGAGAATTATTTAAGGCTTTGGAATCAAAATACAAAGCACAAAGAACGATAGCTAAGACTAATTTAAAATTATATCTTAGTGACCCAGTTGCAGTAGCTGACCACCCTGATGTGGTTGAGACTATTGATAAATTATTTAAAGAATATGCAGAAGCAGTAGAATATATTAAAATATTAAAGGAGTTAGATTATGAGCTTGTTGGGAACCAGAGATTACTATAAACCATTTGAATATCCATGGATGTTTGATTACTATGTATTGCAGAATCAAATGCATTGGATGCCAGAATCTGTACCACTACATACAGATGTAAAAGACTGGCAAGAACTTACAGATATAGAAAAGAATTTACTTACTCAAATATTCAGACTGTTCACTCAATCAGATGTTGATGTTGCTAGTGGGTATATAGATAAGTATATGCCTATGTTTAAAAAACCAGAAGCAAGAATGATGATGAGTTCATTTGCTAATATGGAATCAATACACCAACATGCCTACAGTTTATTACTTGATACAGTAGGGATGCCTGATATAGAGTATAAAGCTTTTGCTGACTACGAAGAGATGGCAGACAAGCATGATTATGTTAGTAAGTTTAAACCAACTAAATCTAACAAAAGAAATATTGCTAAAACTTTAGCAGTCTATTCAGCTTTTACAGAAGGACTACAATTATTTAGTAGCTTTGCAATCTTATT